CGTAGCACGCGTGACTCTTCAGCACTAGGCGAAAGAAGATTAGCAGGCTTCATATTGTTTACAGCCATTTCCATGTTGGCTTCTTGCGTAAATAGACCTTTTAGCGAAACGCAGTCTCCGTCAAAGTCGCCGCCGTAACCTTCAAGATAGCTTATATTTGGGCGAATACTGTCTATCCATTTTAACGGTTTGGCTGAGAAATCTGGATAGCACTCAAAATTCCAGCGTTCGCCTCCAAAGAATCTTTGCGGTTTAGTTTGTTCGGTGGTAAGAATGATTGGCCGCATAGATGACACATTTCTGTAATCCTCAAGAGGGTAGCGCACCATTATCACGAACTTGTCTTTTATAACTTCGCTAACACAAAGATACAGAAAATCTGTTATTGTGAACTTACGTCCAAGAGTCTTTTCATAAGATTCAAGAGCATTGCCACCTTCGCTAGTAGTAATCTTGAACTCTTGCATACGGTTCTCTGGGCTCTTTGTATAGAGCTTGATCACCTTCTCAAAGTTGGTACTAGAGATGGTATCTATGGTGTTATCAAGAATCTCTAGGCCTTTAGAATTAGTAAGATATAAGCTATAGGCACTAAGACTTTGTAAGAATCGTTCCATTTCGGCTACTACAAACGGAAAAAACAAAGTAGCCAACTGATAAAGCGGTATGCCGACATAACCAAACATTACTTCTTGGTCTTTGTATGTATTAGCCGAGCGTATTTTAGGGCAAGAAATCACTCCGCGCACGGTATAGTCAACATTCTTTCCCAAGATGTCTCTGTGTATAAGCCCTTGTTTTTTACTGATCTTGGCCGTAAAAAGATTGTAGATATCTACTAGTGTCTGCTGAATATTAGCTTCAGTATTAAAGGCTGTAAAAAAATTACCTTCGTTTCGTAGTATCTTTGACAAAGATATAAGCTTTATATACAAACTTCCAAGTTCATCTATACTTCTAGCTCCATCGCCACTTCTAAGGTTAATATCAAAGTAGAAAGGAGGGATAGTCAGCCACTTTGTGCAAAATAATTCTTTCTTCGTATATGACGCCAGTAGTTCTACCCTTGCCTTGCGTATCTTCACGTCTTTGTCGTCAATATGAAGCTTTTCAAAATTTTTGTAGATAAAGTCTATTCCGGTTTCGCCTTTTTCTTCGTCCTCTATAAGAGAGCCCTTTTCGTCAAGTCTAAATTTCTTGCGTCCAGCTATAACTTCGGGTAACTTAGTAAACAAACGGCTAAGCTGCATGTATGCAACTGGATGAAGAAACGGCTTTCCTAAATCTATAAAACCGTACTGAAACTTACGTTTTGATCCACCAGGTCTTCCGAAAGTTTCATAGCTAAAGATGCCATCTACTGTAGGAGTATTATTCCCTTCTATGTACACAGGATTGGTCACTTCTGGCAAGTGGTTGTCTTTAACTAATTTTTCCATGTCTGGCAGAATTATTTGCATAGCATAAACCTCAATAAGAAGTTAAGAATAACCAAAAAATAAACAGAGCCAAGCTCTGTCTATAATCTAAAGAGAAAAAGCTCTAACAAGTTTTTGGGCTTTCTCATCTTTAAGTTTTGAGGTAAACAGTATGCTTATGTTTCCGCCTTTACCAAGCAACCTTCTAAGCTCCTCTTTGGCTTCATCAGAATCGGCATTAGACACGGAAAGTTCTACAATAGACGATAGAAGACTGCATGAGCCTTCCTTCCGATATGACACTAGTGTGCGCGTATCTTTCTCCTTTGTTAAAGTAGCATTTGCTTATAACTAAAAATGACGAAGCCGTAGCTTCGTCTTTAGTCTAATAAACAATAAAATCTGTTTTTGTCTTTTGCACCGCTGTCTCTAATATAAGAGGAGCAGTTTTATTATACCCATACATAGGCATTAAAAACTTTTGGCCTGGCTTTCCACATTCGGACATGACATCTAAAATATTAGATGGGCAGTCATCCACGAACATGTCAAACTCCGGGCATACTTCTTTAATCTTGTCGGATTTCTTAAATCCGCCCATTACGCTATAATATGCATAATTAGAATTCTTAAAACGCGAATGGATAGCTTCTTTCTTGGAATCATCAACCGGTCCGCCAACAACGTGCGAAACAAATATCATCTTTTTAGCTTGCTTGTTCACTAGCAGATTTGTACCGAACGTAGTAAGAGGAAGATCAGAATAAAAAGTGGTGCATTCTCGATAGATGTCCATAAAATAATCTTTAGCTAAATCTGAAAGACCTAGCCACTTGGTTAGATCATATTCAGTCCTATTGAGAACGCACGCTATAAAGGCATCTTTTCCGGCGTTGTGAGCCGCTATAACATCAAAATTGCGTATACGAGGAAAAAGTATTTTATCTTTTAAAGCCATAGATACCCATTTAGGGCTAAGACTAAAAATAACTTCGTCAACGTCGCATATTATAGCGTTCATCACAACACCTCTCAAAGAATTTTTAATTAAAACGGTGGCATCTCAGGGCCATCGCCAGCATCTGCCCACGTACTGGCATCTGTAGCTGGCGCGGTTGCGGCACGACCAGAAGGAGCTGCTGTAGAGCTCCGACGGCTTGGCGCACCTGGCGCTGTATAACTACCACCGGCTGGACGGTTGGCCTGTCCAGATTGACTGCGCAATGCGAGACGGGTATAATCAATCGGCGAAACCACGAACTTAGCGATTTCAGAAACCCATGTTTTGAATACTTCAAAACTTGTGTTAATAATATGAGTCTCTACTGGCTCTTTGTCTTCCGGCACGCCGTACAAAGAGAGTTCCTTTTCTTCAAAGAAGAATGCGTGAGCTACTTCTTCTTCAGCTTTACGAAGATAAAGCATGACGCCCTTGGTAAACAACGGATCACCTACTAAGGATCCATCTACAATACGAAGACTCATTTTGTTCAGCGGAATTTCGAAGTCAATCACTTTCTTCGAAGGATCCGAAAGAGACTCTTCTTTAAAGCGCATAAGTCCGAGACCAAGACGCTGCAAGTCCTCGGCACCGATACTTACAAAAAGAGCATTGTCGTGGTCATAGACGGTTTCACCCTTTCCTGGTGTCTTCCCACGCATCTCGGCAAAGACTTCCGACAACTTAATAGTTCCATAGCTTTTTCCAAAACCAGCGGAGCTAAACCCAAGGGTGAGAGCCCCAGAGTTGTTGTTAAAAAGTGTCGTGCAGTCGCAGTTTGTGTAGCGGCTCTGGCTGTTTCCCTGATTGCCCTGAGGGGCACTGTTTCCTTGTGGCATTCTATTTTTCCTTATAGATCGATGAATGTGGTGAACTGTTTTAAATTTTTCTGTGCTTGAATCATCTGAAAACCAACACTTTCCATAATAGGATATGCAGCTTTCGTATTGTCTATCACTATAGTGTTCGTGTCAATAAGCTTCACTAGGACATCGGGAATGATTTTTATGGACTTCGGCACGGCTATGGCTTTAGCCCCGCTTTTGCCAAAATATTCCTTGTCGCTTATACACTGAACCAGCGCGGCATACTCATTAGGGTATTCCTCTTTTATAATATATAGATCTTCTGCGGACATAATTTGCTTTAGCTTAAGAAGATGCACTTTTGAATAAGGCTGAATTGCATCATTAGGTCGCATAGCATTCCAGAGTTTGACAGCTTTTACGACAGAATTAGCCTCTGGTTTCTTGTATACTGAAAGGTTCTTAAAATTTCCTGGAGTCAAAAATTCTGTACTCTGCGTATTTGTAAGAGAGTCGTAAACTATACTCTCGTACTGCAAAAAATCAAGCAAAATAGATTTAGGGTCTATCTCTTGGCTATGAAGCACCTTGTCCTTAAGCATCTTCATAAAGTAATCTCTTGTGCGGGCATTTGTAGACACTTTCTTAATGGCCAAACCTTTGATTTCATCGTCTGGTTTTTCTAGCACGTGCCCTTCTACTACTAGTTTAACGCTTGAGTAATTTTTTTTGTTCTTGGTCATAGAAACACGACTGAACAGAAATTCGCTCTTCATATTTATGCGTGGTTGGTATTTTTCGCTTACATTGAAGCCTTTAGTAACCGCGTCTAAAATATCTTGAATAAGTTTTCCTATAAGATGAACAGCGATATGTGACACTGCTATCTTGTGGTTTTTAGCAGCAACATCGACCTCAAATAAAGTTTCAAAGTGTTCTATAAACCTCCCCAAATACGTAAACAAGGAGTCAGAGTCAACCAGCAAAACATTCTTCCGTTTAAGGCTTTTCACTATAGCTGGTCGATTATATTTCACATAGGGGTGCGAAACAAATTTACGCACAACAGAAACAAACAGCTTTATAGAATCAGCAATATCTTCTGGA